TGTGCAACTGCATCTTCCTCGAACCCCCAATCTGCAGCTTCGGTAATGAATTCGATATTAGTATCGGAACCATGACGACTTTCCAAATCCTGTAACTTCTTGATTAATTCATTTAATTTCATATTATATCCTTTGTTTTTGTCTTACACTATATTAGACGTATGAAAACCCAAAAGGTTTAGTCTAATTTCACTTTTTTCTTCTTTTTTTTCGTAGTAGTAATCTGTTGGGATTTCCCTTACTGTACGATTTCAGTAGTTCTTGTCTTCTAATTTCTGCTCTACTTCGTTTCATTGAATTCCTCATCATCAAAAATGAAAAACAGTTCGTCACGATCATCATCCATATTGTCTAAGATCACCTCTACAAATAGTTCATCGAGACACTTTTCTGTAATTTCTATGTGATTGTCCATCATGTAACTCCTTCTTAATTGTTTTTACATGATGTATTATACCATATACCCCCGACAAGCGGTGTCGGGGGTCATGATTTATTTTGATTTATTTTGATTTTTTCTTGCCCACACTACCAGGAACCCGACCAAAGAACCCATCAGGAAACCTAGTAGTGTACACAGGATCAATGGGATCATCATCGATACAATCCCATATTCCACTGAAGATCTTCTTCGTGTTTACCGATTGGTTTGGTAACGGTTCTGAATATCGGGAGGGTATTGGATTTAATCAATCCCGAAACAACATTTGCAACCACATCAGGTTCTATGATATGGTACTCACATAGATAATGTCCGAAAACATGTGATACATCTGCATCTTTCGTGATCCTTACCCTATCTGGGGATGTAAATGTCTGATTACCCTTACTTTCTTCTATGTCTGGATAGATTATCCCAAACCTATCACATAATTTATAGAATTCTTTTATTTTCTGTTTGACGTTACTACTACCTTTTGCCACCATAATATCTCACTCCATGTCCTTCTACGACTAATTGATTATTGATACTCGTTTTGAGTTCCTCACGAATTTCTTCACCATCATCTTCATTGAGTTCTACTCTGATATAGAATAGTTCCCCTAGACATCTACCATATTTACCTACCCCATGTGATCTTATAATTACCTCATAATCATGTTCATCAAGAATTTCATTCAATCTAACCTTTGCAGCCAAACCTTTTTTCTTTTCTTCGAGATCCCTTGTTCTACTTTCGGGAGTGTTTATCCCGTACAGTCGAACTCTAATCTTCCTATGTACCGAGAATCCCAAGTCTACGAGTGCATCTACCGTATCCCCATCTACGACTCTCAATATCTTTGCATTGTATTCAAAATCAACGTGTTGTGTCATCAGTTTTTCTCCATATCCATATTGGTTCACAGAACACCTCGTCTAGACGTTCTTGGCCATGTTCAGTTCCCGTCTGTATTCCCCTACAGTTTGGACGTTTTGCAAGTTCCATACCTATACAACCCTTGTACTCACTGTCTGAAAATTTAGATAGGAAATCATTCATCGGATCACATATTCCTAATGGTATATCCTTACCTGTTGCACGTTGATATATGTCGGATATATTCACCAATAAATGTCCATTCGGTTTAAGAGTATTCCACACATTCTCTAGTGTAACATGCAGGAACTTCTCATTCCAATCCTTTAAATTCTTATGTCTCACCCATGATTGGGTACTCTCATCACTGTATCTCTCCACATCAAAATATGGTGGACTCGTAAATATAGTATCAAAGTACTTACTATATTGTGTCAAATCGACATCCTCAGCTGCATCACAGATGAATCGGGACGTTTTCCCGTCCTCGAAAAATCCTGTATTGGTTTCGTAATAATCTTTCTGCTGCCTATAAATTTTATGATTGATTGTCCTGGGATCTATACCCACATACTCACGTCCTGTATGACTTGCATAGAACCCTGCAAGTCTATCACCCCAGCCCATCGAGAAATCGAGTACATTTTCTGATTTGAAATAATCGTATATGCACTTTGCAACATTTGGTTTGAACTGAGAACAGATGTACTTTCGTATACCTATCATAGTACGGAGGATCTTTTCATCCATATGAGTAAACTTCATAGAGTACATTGCACCCATAAGGGTAGTCATGAACTCCTTACTATTCCAAGTCCTTTCGGGTCCTGGGGATACCGTACCACTGACTGACCATCTGTTCTTCAATTGAAAATAGTTAGAAGATGCATTACCTACGTTGTTCCTACGAAAATAGATTTGTCTATCTCCATAGGTTAAATCGTAGGTATATGTATCCATTTTGGTATACCAAGTATCCTCGACCAATAGATCTGGATACTTGATACCCTTTAGTTTCATGTATTCTTTGTAGAGAGTATTCTCTGTTATTGTCGGGTAGGGTATAGGATATGTCATCAGTACTTCTGCGAGAGTTTCCTTTACGTCATCCTTGTCAAAGGTTTCTAGAATGCGTGACCATTCATCTTCCCTAATTCGGAAATATGGTTCCATACCCTTGAACCTATCGAAATAATCTAGATACAATCTTCACCTTCCCAACAAATACTAACCCAATAGTACGTCATATAATATTCTTCCATTGTCATCATATTAGTCCTGGAAATGCTTTCTCAACACAAGCTTTAGTCAAACCCTTGTACTGTAGTTTACCCTTTACCGATTGTATGACCAATTCGGATTCGGTTGGATGTAGAGTCTCCAATAAGGTGATGAACAACTGTTCTATTTGTGGTTTAGTCATTCCCCTACCTTGATCGGTTGCAATCCATTCATTGTTTTGTTTGACTTCTACGAACCTACCTATCTTTTCCATCTCCTTGACCAATGTCACCCCAGCAAGATCCCAATCGGGTGCATCATTCGGTTCAAATGGTGGTCTTGTGTTGGGAACTAACCATCGTATCCCATCGTCATAGGTTGCACGCAACAAATGTCTAAGTCCAGGGGTATCATTTTCTTGTAAAATTTCAGCCTTCCTTGCAAAAGAAGTTTCCTCTTGTACATCTGTAAATATCTCATGTAGAGATCGTTCCATTATATTCTCCTAAAAATCATGTATTCGTTCCATAAGTTCCTTCAATCGATTCTGGACAAAGTAGTTGAATATCTTAGATCTACCCGTATCACCATTCGATTGATATTCCACCAAGACATTATCCTTGATGTTATCAGGAATATAATCAAAATCCACTAGGGATTGATTTCTCTTATAATTTCGTAATTGTTCATAATCACAAAATATTTCAGGTTCTAACTCTACCCATGAAGCCATCTTCTTTTTGTTCAAAGGTTTCTGTCTGATACCATCTGTAAATGTGTTATCGGGTGACATGAAATTAGGTATTCCATCACCCCTATCTCCTTTCATTATGTGTTCTCGTTTGTATTTCAGTGGATCACCCACTTTTATAAATTCCTTACGGATTGGACTATACTGTTTTACTCCCTCATATTTGTGCAACTGTTGGAAATCTTTATCACCAGATATTATCAACACAGGTACATCATTGAAAGAATAATGCTCAGTTAGTACTGCAATAACATCATCTGCTTCTGCATACTCAACCTTGACTACACTATAGGGTAAATTATGTTTTATCTCATCCCGTATCTTGTCTAAAACATAGTAAATGGAGTTCCAATCAAGATGAGATTGATCACGGGATTTTCGTCTACTAGCTTTATATTGTTTGAATACATCCCTTCTCCAATTCTTCCGATCATCACAGCATATGATAAGTTCATCGAACTTATCACTGAACTTGACCCTATATGATCTGAGAGTATTCAAAACACTATGACGGATCAACTTTTCTTCCACCGTTCCCGTCACATGAACACCTGGAGATTGCATTATGTTTGCAATAAATATTTGATTATAATCTACTAGTATTGGCATCTCACTCTATCACACCTTCCAATGGTTTTTGTAATGGATGATGTAAACCATGTTGTCTGTATAACATGGCTTTCACTATATCCAATATTTGTGTAAAATCTTTTTGAAATTGTTCATCAGTACAATCCCATCCAAATTCATCCAAATCTTGTATAAAAGGAACAAATACGTCCTTCATTACCATATCAACATATTGCACTGGATCATCTGATGCATGAATTGCAATACCTTCGTAAAACTGTTCTGCACTTGGATGCACTACTACGTTTTTTCCGTACATTGAATTCCCAATATTATAGTATCGGAATTCAGTCTTTTTGGTGCATTTCTTGATTTTGTAGTCACCGAATTAAAGATATTCTCGATACTCAGTGGAGTTGTGATCACGGATAATATTTGTTGTGGATTTCTCAGTTTCTTACTCAATGAATTGAATCCATTGTAATTCTTTATGGTTGTACCTTGAATCTGTAATCCACTACCATTTATTCCGTAATATCCAGATAGGTATCTAGTTTTGGTGTTGTAAACCCATAACTGTTTTGCACCTATGATGTCCTCAGGAGGTTCACTCTTGAGTTTTAAATCGATATCGTTATATTCCACACAATATTGAACTTTACTCGTAAGTTGTTTATTAGTCTTAACTTTTTTCCTACGAGGTTTCTTGATTGCATCTATGTACTTTTGACAATCATCAACTATACTCATCAAGAACTTATGGTATCTCCTACGTTGACTCTTATTCAGATTTTTATAATTCTCAAGGATTTCCTTATTGATGGGTTCCTCGATGGTTTGAAACACCTCAAGTGAATAATCTTGGTATATATCAGAATATTGTCTTGCATGACCAGATTTGATATTATTACCTTGTAGCCACTTGAACATAGAAAAATCACTACGATAGTCATTCATAATGAACTTATCTATCTCATATTCTACTTGACCTATCCTAGTATCAACCACCAATCTATCCACCGTAGAAACTTTCTTTTTTCGTTCTATCGGTGCAACTGGTTTCTCAAATTTAAACCCCTTACGAGATAATTCCCCAACTGTCTCATCAAAAGACTTCATGGTATTATTTGGAATTGTAGATCCATTCGAGAGAATTCTAGAAATATAACCAAGACTTGGTTCTATAGATATATCAGGAAGTTTCTTGATATTATTATATTGAGAACTCTTATCATTATCCATAAGATAGTCCAACAGATATGTCTTGATCACACTAGGTTTACCATTATTGACATTATACCAATTCAACATTGACAATAATTCGCCTTGATTAACCTTCTTCTTCTGTATCGGTTCCTTCATTATCCTGCCTTTCCTTTTCAATAATCAATCTTTTATAAAGAGCATTTGCCCTTGCAGCTTTCTTTCGGTTTGCATTCTTATCTTCAAACTCTATTTTCTGACCCGTATTTCGTAGATCAGACACATTAGTTTTCTCTACTACTTCAATGATGTGTCGAACATCACCAGTAGTCAACATATTATCACGTTGTTTCTTGATGTGTTTCTGAATCCGTTGTTGTTTCTTTCGTAGTTTCCGTGTCCGTATCCGTTTTTCTAATCTCATTTATTTTTTTCCTCACTTTATACTTATCTATATAGTACTGTTTCATATGACTGTATACAATACGTTCATTCTTACATGACGTACTGTTCAACACTTCCATCACAGTTGGTCTTGATTGATTATTGATTCTATCATTCAAGTAATCAATTACTTCACTTCTCACGAATGTCGTTCCTCTCTTGTTTGTCCTACATTTTCCTTAACTTGTATCCTACCACCGAACGTGGTCATCTTCATTTTATCATATTTATTGTGTTCGTATTTCTTTGGAGTTGCACGAATAACCACACAATCACCTATATCCAAAAGTCCAGGTTTCCCACTCTCTGCACTAACATCAGGAAGTGCCCAAAAAGAACCCAATCTACCATCGCGGGTAACTACCTTGAAAACATCCTTTTCATTTATAGCTTTACGATCAATCAATTTCACAAAGAAATCATCACGTTCACCAACCACACCTATAGGTGATTCTGTATATGCAAATTTCTTGAAATATTGATTTTTGTTATAGAGATTTACTATGGATGCAACCTTACCAATCATCTGAGAATCTGTATTATTGGTATGGATACAATTTCTTATGGGTGTAACATATTCCTGATCGAAACTACTTTCTCCCAATGCATCCTTATATAGTTTATCTACATACTCCACAATAGCAGTATATTGTGTGTTTATAGAATCACTATATTGGATACCTGAAAAATCACTTTTGGCTTCTTTTCTGAGGAAAGATACTACCAATAGTGGTGTATTAAATACAGATGATTCCTTAATATACTCACCACTATCTGAGATTTGAAACAAGGTTTGCTTTATTACTAGATCGGTAGGAAATAGTTCGTGTTTATTCATTATATAATCCTGATCATCCTTTCACTTGTCATCTACTATATACAGCTGCAATTACCGTACCAACTCCAGTATTTTGTCCAACTTTTTTTCTATTTTATCGATCTTTCTTGATAACGACTTCATTTCGTCATTTTGTAGACCCAATTGTTCTTGGACTATATCTGGAATTGGTATCGGTGATGCCTTAATTGCAGTCTTGGCAACACTACGAATTAGTTTCTTGGGTTTAATCATTTGTATTGATTCTTACGGTATTTCTTCCAAGTCCTATTATCCTTATCCTCTGGAAGTGTATCGTTTTTAATACTTTTAGGTTTCTTACGAGACTTGATACGAATTACCCCATATGTATCAGACAACCATTCTTCGTAGGTTTTGTTTCGACTCATTGTTGCTCCTTGTAAAACCATCTGTTCATTATGTTGGAATTATAGTATTTCCTAGTACCATCGGGAAATCTCGAATGTAATACATCCTCATTAAACTGTAATTTGGTTTCCCAGTAACCCAATTCACCCTTGGTCTTACATAACTTCAATATTTCAAATTTGAACTTATCCTTACCAATGGTATTTATATCCTCATTGAGTTCATCACAGGATCCAGTATATTCTTTCCAGTTGGACTCCTTTCGGGTAATCTTTCTGTTTACTCTACCTTTGACCTTTTTACGTCTAGTGGAAGTCAATTGTTTTCTACCGATATAAGAACGGTTCGATTCCTCGTTAGTTATACGATACACAAACCCAAACCATTCCAACGGATCAAAATCCTCAGACAACCAATGACCAAAATCATCTATCAATGCTCCACGAACCTCTCGTAGTTTCCATATCACCTTCCCAGTCAATATCCGTATCAGTTCCCCTACCTGTTTCACCCCACAAATGTGCAGTTGAACCAGATTTTGGTACATTATCCTTGATCCAATCGAGTATTTGTTGATTTACTTCGTCCTCGTCAAAAAATTTCTGACCTTCCCTTTTCAAGGTTAGATATGTAAAATCCTTTATGACGTTGGTCTTGGTTCCATCTGGTTTTTCCCAGAATATGGTATTCTCACGATTATTGAGTATGACATGAATTGCACCATCTATCCCATAGACACCTTTCCTTCGGATGATATCATACATTGTATTGACTGCACCCTCATGTGTCTGTAATAGGATATCATCTGGAACAACACGTTCTCTATCTTTGTTAGCTTGAACTGCAACATGATAATTTGCAAGTACCCATACAATATGAACATCCCGTGAACCATATCCAACACTTCTCAATTGTGGAAGTACTTCGGATATATCTTCCATTTCTTTCAAAGTGATATCAAATAGAATATTTGGTAGATGTCGTGCATCCAAATCCTTCAATAACAGATCAAGAGTTTTAGACTTGATACCAAGTTTCTTGACTGCCATGTGCAATGCACCCACATGATCTGGATTTCTAAGATCTAGATCACCCAATCGTCTACCTTTCTTATCTGTGTATTTCTTGTTTGTAGACAATCTATCCAACTCCATGAAAGCCTTCTTCCATTCATCCACATCACGGATCTTGAATTTCTTTGCTTCTAGGAAGTTTTTTGTTGCAAATCCCTTACCCGATCCTGCACCACCTGCAAGGAACACAACTTGACCATAATTCCTACCCTGGTTGAATAATATTTGTTTTTCTGTGAGATATTCTTGGAATTCCAAGAATGTACCGTACCTCAAATAAGTTTCCTTCTCATCTAATTTTGGATGAAACATAGAATTCCCCTAATCTTTTCGTTTACCACCTGTTGCTTTCTGAGGTTCAGGTACTTTATCTGCACCTCGATCCTCTGCAAACAGATGTCTCAACGACTCTTTTTGTGCCTTTGCTCTTCTTTCTAATGCATCATAGTAGTTATCATTATCGTCATATATGAACTGCAATTCTTGATGTTCTAAGAATTCATATATTCTGTCTGGGTGTGTTGAAAACCCCATCCAAGTCATAACATCGATACCAAATCCCAATTGAATATTGGTTATTCGTGAACACAATCCCAGGAGACCACCTGTGCCATGAAATAGTCCACCACCAGAATTACCGAATATCGAGGGTGCATTATACATCAAATATGATTTCTGTTCTATGATCTCTCTGAGATATGTTAGTTCACCTTTATTTGAAAAAGGATCATGTAATAGACTACAACCACTTGTCCAAACTTCATCAAACAACTTCAAGTCGTCTATTCCATCCTCTGGATACAATGACGCAACCCAATCTTGTTTCTTGGTGTTGGTTAATCTAACTGCAGCTAGATCATGATTCTTGTCATATGCAATTATTTCTGCCTGTGTACTATTTGCAGATGCAATCTTACTTCCCACATAATCAAATACCTCTACAGAAACTTCTTCCATTACATCTTTCTTGATCTCACGTTTGAGTAATGAATCCCATTGATTTTTGACCGAAATTGCACCAGAGACAACGTGTTCACAAGTCAACACCACATTAATCCACTGACCTTCGTTTTCAGGATCTTCTTTACTGTAGACAAGAACCCCTGAACCACCTGCACCTTGTGCCTTTACCCTAGTTACTGGATATAATATTTGTTCATGTAGTTCCTGTTGCGTTAATGACATTATAAGTACCCCTTCCCGTAAAGTAGTAGAAATATAACAGACCATATAAGAAAGATTGCAGTCCAATATGACATGAGATATCTACCTGTTATGTATATCAAATAATACCTAATTCCAAGTGTCTTATAAAGAATGAATTCATCCTTTATTCTATTTATAATCATCTCAAGTTGTAACTTTTTACAGTACCCTCACTAGTGCAATACTATTTGCAGCCATTTGCCATTTTTGTTTTGTTGATAAAATGTAGAACTCCACGATGTCGTTCATATCGTCAAACCATACACGTTTTACCAAACACTCATTGTATTGACCCAATGCCAACACCCCAACTCTACATTTCTTCTCTTTTGCATCGTTTAATACATCCAAACTTGGGAACATCGAATTGTCTCCTTATTAAATGTTAATCCCAACTACCAGGAAATAGTTTCTTCTTAAATGGATATATATCTCCGTCTAACCACATCAAAAATCTGGTTAATTGTTCTGTAACTGTATATCTGATTAAACAAAATCCAACAAACATGTACAATCCAAGTTTTACTATAGTGATACCTCCTTCGTTATTTCTTCAACCCTCTTTTTCAATTCTTCCAATCTTTCCTTCTGCTCCTCTTTGTTTGCAATGGGGATTAAAGTATCCAACTTTTCCACAATAGAATCGCAATGACCCCTAATTGCAGAATTAACTATAGTATTGCAGGTCACGAAAAGATCGGTAATATCCATATTATATTATCCCCGCAAGTTCTTGTAACATATTCCAATTTCTCAAACGTTCCTCCTGGGAAGCTAATAATTCTGGTGATGGATTGTTATCTTTATCAAAATGTTTTGCAAAACGTCCTTCACTTCGAGCAAATGTGATAAAATCGATTGTTTCATCTGTTTTACGAATTGTGTACCAATCATCCTTTACAGATGGATTCCCTTTTAAGTCTATTCGTTCCTTGATGGTATCCCCTTTTCGTGGATCATGTATCATCATCGGAAATGCTCTTGAATCCACGGCCAATTTTGCTTGGTGCATTGCCATATTATCTGCAACACCATGTTCAGGTTGACAGGTGGAATAAACTATAATAACTGATGGTCCAGGGAACTCCATAGCTTCTATCATGGCACGATACATATGGTTGAAATGAGCACATGTTGTTTGTGCAACGTATACATTTGGATGCATAACACAAATCTGTGCAAGTTCCTTACGTCCTTCCCGTTTACCTTTCAGTTCCTTTCCATAATCTGCCATATCCGATTGTTGTGCCATAAAACTTGCAGTCGATGCTTGTCCACCAGTATTAGAATAGACCTGAGTATCTAATACTAATACATTAATATCCTGTCCCGACATCAACATTCGTGAGAGTGCCTGAAATCCGATATCCAACATTGCACCATCTCCACCAACAACCCACAACTTTTTATCTCCCCAACCCATCTGATTCCATCGAGAACGAACTCCCATTGCAAATGTTGGTGCATTTTCAAAAAGGGAATTTGCCCAAGGAATTGTATATGGATTATATGGATATGTTGCAGTATAGACGGTATTGCATCCTGTGGCTGCAATCATTCCCATATTCTCTGCACCATATGTAAATCCAACTGCAGCTGTCATCATACGGAGTGCAGTTGCCTCACCACAACCCATACAAGATCCTGCACCACCAACATAGAGTAGTGATTCTGGACTTAACATCATATCAGTCAACAAACGATCATTAATGAACCGTTTTGGTGTACTGGGTAACTTACTATAAAAATCCCATGTTGCATCAAACTGTTTTCGATTAGTTTCTGTTTTGGGTATCATAGATAATGCATTATGATCACCACAAGCTTCAACACATTCCGCACAACCTTTGCATTTAGTAGGATCTATAAAGATACCAAAAAGACCACCCTCATCACCCTTTTTCTCGTATATTGAAGTATATTTCTGTGTCTCTGTAAATCGTGATCGAAATAAATCCCTATCACACTCCAAAACACCATCAAGTTCTTTTTCTAAGGTATCCTTTTCTACCACCTTCCCAAGTATTGCAGTATCAGGACATTCTATAACACATTCCATACACCCAACACACATCGATGGATCATAAAATGGTATCTCAGGTGCAATATAACTGAAATCTCGATATGATCCAGTTCCAGCTGGAATTATACTACGAGCAGTATCTAAGTCTGCTTCCAGTTCATCATCTTCTCCCATTGCATAAGCATCAAGTACCGTAGTGTTGAAATTCTCTACATTTACAAGACTCTCTAACATTTATTTCCTCCAAACACCTTCATCTAATCCAGCACATTCTTTTCCGTTTCTACGAAAAAAACCATTGAATATCCGTACACTCTTATTTGTTACAGTGATTCCCACTTCTGCATATTCTACAATAATATTCTCTAATCGTGTAAGACCATGCAATTCTATACCAATCCAATCCCCTATATGTGGATTCTTCACCTGATTACTAGTAAATCTAATAGGTGTTTCCATCGTACCTGTACCGATACAGAATGCACCTTTTTCTACAATCAATTTCCCATCAGTTTCCCATTCGCCATACAATACCGCACCATTTTCTATTCGTAGATATGCACCTTCTAAGATTCTCACCGTACCACGAATATGTGTTGCATCAGTATTCAACACTTTAACATCCTCTGAATACTCACCTTGCAACACCTTATATTTACCTGGTGCCTGACCTGGAAACATCATAACATCTGTTGCAACCATATCTAATTCATCACATCCACAAATCAACAACCAAATCATAACAAAATATTTAATCATGGTAAATAAACTGCAACCCCCACACTTATCACCAATCCTATAACTAATCGTACAAAATCCCAACCGACTCCAACAAAACTCTCACGTTGTTTTTTCTTGAGAACTTGAGTCATTGCAATTTCCCTACCAGCCAACATTCCAACAAACAACCACGTTGTACTCATTGGTATAGGATTGACTACTTTGAACATGAATAATAGAATACCATACACGAAATCTATTATTGTGACCTGTTTCAAGTTGATAACATCTGACTTCCTCTGCACCACTTCTTGGATTTTTCCACCTTTGAGGTAGAATATCACACCCAATAATGAAAATGCAGTTGTCAAATACATCACCAACAACGAAACTGGAAGATCTCTTGGTAGGAATACACACTCATTTGCAGTATCATGCATCAACCAAGTTATCCATAAAAATGAGGTAGACACTATCTGTAATTTACCCCATATTGGTGGAACATTACCCCACCATTCCTTGTTCTTCTTAACGTGTTTTGCAACCAACGTCCATATCAAAAATGCAACTACACTTGCAACTACATATCCCGTAACAGACTTCTTGACCATCTTCATGATGGTAGGTGTTGATGCAAATGTCGTTAATGTAAATAGAGTTGTTGATACTGGAACTCCAACCCTTGTCAACACCAATAAACACACTGGTGCAAGTAAATATTTGTACTTAAAAACATCGGGATATGGTATCGTTGATAACCTACCCCATGACAAATCTCCATCATTCAAAAACCAACCAACTGTTGCAGTTACAACCATGATACCACCAAACCATAACCATAAATGATACCATTCTCTCTGTTTGTT